ATGTTATATCCGCTCTATGTATGGAAGGATGAGAACAGCGCCTACGGCGGGAACTTCCCCGATTTACCGGGTGTTTTTACTGCTGCCGACAAGCTCGACGAACTGCCAGCGATGGCGCAAGAGGCCGTGGAGGCGATGTATGAGGGAGAAACCCACATTCCCGATGCATCATCGGTCGAACAGTGGAAAGACTCAGCCGAGTACGCGGCCGGCTTCTGGATGTTGATTGCCATTGATCGCGCCAAGATCAACACCAAGCCAGTGAGATTAAATATCTCGCTGCCAGAAAGCCTTTTGCACGATATCGATGCCTTTGCAAAGTCGCATCAATTAACGCGTTCAGGATTTCTGGCGCAGGCTGCATTGAAAGCAATGAACCAATAACAGAAAGGCCGCAATGAATTGCGGCCTTTCTTCACTCCTATCGTCCGTTGCGGACCTTGGCAGTTTCTTCTTTCTGATAATCATCCCGGCAATCATCATTGCAAAACAATATCTCCGGCAACACCTCCTCATCACAAAAGTGACACCGCCCATCCGCCAGCAAGCCCATCCGGCGCCGCACCGCCGCCAAGCCAGCCGCAACCGTTTCAAAAATTTTCGCATCAACGCCATCAGCATGATCGGCCATCTTCAATTCTCCCTATCCAAGGTGTAAGCTTCAAACCGAATCACGCACTCGCCAGCCCACTCATTGATCGCCTCAAACTGCGCTTGCAGCGAGGCAATCTCATTGCGCGCAAACACCTTGGCCGCCGGTTCAATGGCGCCAAAGCCCCCCGTGTTATTGGGCAAGATGCCCAGCAATTGCGGCGGCACCCGGTGCGCCGCCAGCACGTCGTCGCGCGTGGCGGCCTTGATGTTAAAAAATTCATCTTTGGCCGCAATCTCCGACACCGGCAGGATCTGCAAGCCGTCTTTCTTGCCATTGGGCGCATACATGAACAGATTGCGGAAATTTCCCGGCCCCTTGCTGTCGCGCAGCGCCTGGCGCAAGCTGTCGACATCCTCCTGGTTGCTGGCCGCGTCCGTCATGTACAAGATGAATCCGGCATGTGAACCATTCTTGTAATAACGCCGCCGGAACAAGGTCGCCGACTCATTGAGCCAAGCCGATTGCAAGGCGCTCAAATACTGCGGCACGCCGTACAGTTCCTGATTCACATCGGGCTCGATCAAATGCCACACTGAACCCGGCTCAAACTCATGCGCCTCGGCCCAGCCGTTCACAAAGAAATAACGCCCCTCATCGACACCGCGCCGCACATACTTGGCCAGCGCCGGGCGGATGCAGAGCAGCTTGCCGGTCACGCTGGTGCGGCGCTCGCCATAGCAATTGCCAAAGGTCAAATGATCCAGCGCCAGGCGCTTGAAGCTGTCCCGCGTCAACCAGGGCGAGGGTTGAAAGGTCGAAGTCAGCACATTCACTTTGAACAAAATCGCGCTGCTGTGATGCACGCTGGCCGTGAACGACTTGGCCAAGCCGTGCAAATCGATGGGCGGCTCATAGCTGATGGCAGTGGCCGCCGGGAAGAATTGTTTGACCAGCGGAAACACGCCCACACCCATGCCGGTCGTATCGATGCCGATGTATTGCACGTTGTAGCGCTGCGCCATCTCCTTGATGGCGGCCTGATCCTCAAAGCCCAGGCCGCGCCATTGGAAGCGCTCCAAAATGCGAAACGGCCCGCCCTCGACCGCCGCCGGCGCCAGCACCACACAGCCGGCGCTATCGCCCGACAGTTCGACGCCGCAAGCCTCCCTGGCAAACTGGATGATGTATTGCTTGAAGACATGCGCCTGCGACTTCGACGCCGACAAAAAAATCTGATTACGGCCGGTCTGCATCGCATCGACCAAAGCCTCGCGCGCGAAATATCAGGTCGCCCCGATCTGGCGTGATTTCAAAATCGCCCGCGTGCGCTGATCACCGTTGCGATACCAGACCTTTTGATAGTCGAACAGGGAATCCTTGAACGCCTCAATCAGCTTGCCTTGCTGCTCTTCGCTGAAGGCATTGCGGCTCGGCTTCTTCTTCGGTCCGGCATTGCGATTGGCCAGCTTAGGATTGAGATCGCCTTCATGCCCGCCCGGCTGCTCATAGCGCCGCACCCGCGCCGCTTGCGCCATGGCGCGCATGAGCAAATCGATTTCCTTGAAATCGCCGCCGTTTTTGACTTCCTTGGCGATCAATCCCACAATGCGCGACTCCAGCGCAATTTCCACGCGTTCCAGTCTCGCCACGGCCTCCCATTGGTCGCGCTGTTTCCAACTATTGACGGTGGAACGTTTTACGCCCAGGCGGCGCGCAATAGCGGAAATACGCCAGCCCTGAAAATAGAAACTACGCGCAAGCCGGCGCGGCTCGCTGGCCTGGTCTAGTTGTTCTCTGATCTCTTGGGCAATGTCCAACATGCCGCCAGCGTAGGTGGCGCGCGCGCGTAGCGGGTCAAGCGCGCAGTCGCTAAGCGGCTTAGCAACCCGCGCTGTGTTGAACCCAGGCGCGCATAGTCGGACCATGGCCTTATCCCATCCAGCGAGAGCGAGCGCCCCATGGCAACCCAGAGCAAATTTTTCCGCGTCGCCACTGAAGGCGCCACCACCGACGGCCGTAACATTGAGCGCCGTCAAATCGAAGAAATGGCCGCCAGTTTCAATCCACAAACCTATGGCGCGCGCATCTGGTTAGAACATCTGCGCAGCCTCTTGCCCGATGGCCCCTTCAAAGCCTACGGCGACGTGCTCGCAGTCAAGTGCGAAGAGGTCGCCCCAGACCATCCCGGCAAAGTCGTGATCGGCAGCGGCGAGGGCGCCGATTACGCCAATCTCGACGCCACCGTGATGGATGCCATCAACCTGCTCGACCCCTGGTACCAGGAAGACACCGACCTGGTCGCCATCATCGGCCGCAAGCTCTTGAACGACAAATATTTCCCGCTGGTCAACACCCAGCAAGCGCCCACCGAGACCCTGGCCGCCGACATCATCCTCAGCCAGAAACGCATAGGGGGCCTGCCGGCCGTGCGCGTGCCATCTTTCCCGGACAACGCCGTGCTGGTCACGTGCCTGGACAACCTGTCGATTTACTATCAGGAAGGCGCGCGCCGGCGCCGCCTGGAAGACGCCGCCAAGCGCGACCGCATCGAGAATTACGAATCCTCCAACGACGCCCACGTGATCGAAGACAACGGCCTGGCCGCCTTGGTAGAAAACATCCAGTTCCAGCCGGCAGGCGCCTAAGCCATGGCGCAGCTCTCCCCTGCGCTGCGCCACCGCGCACGCGTGCTGGCGGCGCGCACGGCGGCGGCGGCCGAACCCGGCGGCGTCACCACCGGCACGCCCTATGAACTGATGCTCATGCAACTGACCGAGCATCGGCGCAGCTTGAAAGAGATTCAATCGATAGAACGCAAGATCGTCGTCAAAGCGACCCTGCTGCCGGCTTATCAGACCTGGATCGATGGCGTGCTCGCGGCTGGCCGTGGCGGGCAAGACGACGTGTTTGCCACCGCCCTGGTCTGGCATATCGATGTCGGCGACTACGACCGCGCCCTGCAAATGGCGCGCTATGCCGTCGCGCATAAGTTCACGTTGCCGGACCAGTACAGCCGCAATCTGGCCACCATGCTCATCGATGAATTTTCCGAAGGCTACCTCAAGGGCAAGCTGGCCGACGATCCCGCCCATGCGGCCAGCGTGCTCGATGAGGTCAAGGCACTGACGGATGCTTCCGACGCCCCCGACCAAGCCCGCGCCAAGTTGCATAAAGCCATCGCTTATGCCCTGCTGGCCGTGGTGGAGCAGATCGACGACAAAGAGATTGCAGCGCAAGTGCTGCCCCAGGCGCAGACCTCGCTACAGCATCTGCAACGCGCTTTGTCTCTGTTTCAGGGCGTCGGCGTCAAGAAAGATATCGAACGCCCGGAACGCCGCCTCAAGCGGCACACCCAGGCCAAGTAAAGCGCACCCCACGGCGCACGGCGGCGCGGGTTGACGATTGCCCAGGCCGTCCGAGACCCGCCCACCGCCGTCTTTAGAGAGAACAATATGACTGTGATTGCCAACGCCTTGCCCTCTGCGCCGTCAGCGCGAATCGACGCGCCGACGATTGCCAACGATGGTTTTTTTCCTGACATCGACATGGCCGCCATGCGCCTGGACGGCACCGTCACCGACGCCCGTTTGCGGCTGGCAATCGTGGCCGCGATGCTCTTTGTCAATCGCGCGCTGACCGTCTGGCGTGCGGCCCAAAGCGCCAGCACGCTGGCCACGGTAAGCGCCACCCAGATCGACGGCGACAGCCGCCTGCTGGCGCTGTACCGGCGCGCCGTCTACTGCACCGCCAAGGCCGACCTGATCGAACGCTACCGCGACTACGACAGCACCGCCTCCACGCTGAGCGACAAGAAAAGCATGGAATGGCTGGACCACGCCCCGGCCGAGCAGCGCCGCAATGCGCAATGGGCCATCGCCGACCTGATCGGCTGCCCACGCATGACGGTGGAATTGATCTGAAGGGATGGAATGAATGCAAGTGCGCAGCCAGCAAAACGACACCCTGGACAGCGTGCTCTGGCGCTACCTGGGCGAGGGCGACTACCTGGCCGCCACCCTGACGCGCAATCCACAGCTCGCGGCATGCAATGCCGTGCTGCCCAGCGGGACATTGATAGACCTGCCCGATCCGGCCAGCGCGCCGGAACCGACACAAAACACCATCAGCTTGTGGGACTAAAGCCCATGCTTACCAAGGAAAGGCACACCATGCCAGCAGAATCGAGCGGCACCGCCGCCTTACTCAAATTGTATGGACTCAAGGCCGTCTTCGGCATGATGGGCGCGGCCCTGCTGTACATCGTGCTGCCGCCGCGCCATGCCGACGGAACATTCAGCGAATATGAATTTGCCGCCCGTCTGGCCTGCGCCGGCATGTTCTCCTGCCTGTTTGGCGACGCCGCCTATGCGCTGCTGCTGCAATGCGACAACGCCCAAATAGTCGCCATCGCCCTAGGCCCGAAAGCCGTCGACTTACTGGTTGGCGCACCGGCCTGGTGGATTACGCGGGCGGTCGCCTTGTGGTTGCAACGGCGCAGCGGCAAGGACATTGCCGAGCTGGTCAAAGACGCCAGGGAGGGAAAATGAGCACGTCAGCCAATCGCCGCGCCTTCCTCGACATGCTGGCCTACGCGGAAGGCACGGCCAACTCACCGACCACGCGCGACCGCGGCTATGACCAACTCGTCGGCCGCACCCGCTTTACCAGCTACGCCGACCATCCGCGCGTGCGGGTATGGCTGCCCAGATTCCAGGTGTATTCGAGCGCCGCTGGCCGCTATCAAGTCTTGGCCCTCTACTACGACGCCTACGCCAAGCGACTGAAGTTGCACGGTTTTACGCCCGAGGTGCAAGACGCCATCGCCCTGCAACAGATCCGGGAACGGGGCGCGCTGCCCGACATCGATGCCGGCCGCTTCGCTGCTGCCGTCCCCAAATGCAAAAACATCTGGGCCTCGCTGCCTGGCGCTGGCTACGGACAGCACGAACACAATCTACAGGCGCTGCAAACGGAATTCATCCGCGTCGGCGGGGTGCTGGCATGAGCGTCGCACGCGCCAGCCTGGCCGCTCTGCTGCTCTTGCTGGCATTCGCCGCCGGCGGGATGGTGCAAGGCTGGCGCAAAGATCGGGTTATTGCCGACATCAAGGCCGCCGCCGCCCGGGCCGACCAAGACGCCGCCTTGGCGCTGGCCGCCGCCACCCAGCGTGTGCGCCAGCAAGAAAGCGACGCCCGCGCTGCGCTGCAAGCACGCGCCGCCACCCTCATCAAGGAAAGAGACCATGCCAAAACCGAGCGCGATACTTTTATTGACGGCGTGCGTAGCGGCGCTATCCGCCTGTCAGTCCCCGTCCTTGCGCACGATGCCCGCACCGCAAGCGCAGATACCGGCGCTGCCGCCGGAAATCGGCAGCAAGCGCGCGCCGAACTTGCGCCAGCGTTTGCGGAACGCCTTGCAGCCATCGCCACCGACGGCGACGACGCCATCCGGCAACTGAACGCCTGCATCGACAGCTACAACCAAGTAAGGGAGACCTTCCATGTACAAGCCCAAGCATCTGAGCCAGCACCTGATTAATGCCATTCCTGATCTACGGCAGAATCCCGACAAGCTGCACGTCTTCCTCGACGAAGGCGGCGCGCTCGGCACCGCCACTGCCTCGCTGTCGTTCTGCTATGACTACGTGCTTAACTTGATCGTCACCGACTTTACGGCCAGCTACGACGCCTTGTTTGTGCCGCTGCTGGCCTGGCTGAAAGTGCATCAGGCGGAAATTTTCAGCAACCCGGAATGGTGCGCCAAGGCGATACGCTTTGAGGTTGATATCAACAACCACGAATCGAGCGACATCTCGATCAAGCTCATGCTCTCGGAGCGGATTGTCGTCACCACGTTGGAGGGCGGCATGCTCAATGTCGAGCATGCGGCCGAACCGCAATCGACGCCGGTTTATGCCGATGATTTTTGGCAACTCTACCAAGGCGATTCGCTGCTGGCGCAGTGGCACACGCCGGTGTTGCCGGCATGAGTGGCGATCTGTCCGCATTGGAAAACTGGGCTGGCGCGCTCTTGTTAAAACTCACGCCGGAGCGGCGCCGCGCCGTCACTCGTGCGATCTCCATTGAACTGCGCTGCAGTCAGGCCCAGCGGATTGCGAAGCAACGCGCACCGGACGGCGCGGCCTTCGCCGCACGCAAGCAGACAAAGGAATTGCGCGGCAAGAGCGGGCGCGTCAAACGGGAAAAAGCCGCCATGTTCAGCAAGTTGCGCACCAGCAAATGGCTCAAGGTGCAAAGCACGGAATATCAGGCCAGTGCGGGATTTTTTAAGAAGGTTTGCTATGTGGCGCGGGTGCATCAATTTGGTATGGAAGACCGTATCAGCCGCAAGCAGGGGAGGCGAATCAATATCCTGCCAGGCCGCTGCTGGGGTTTTCAGAGCAGGATAGGGAATGGATTCGTGATGTGATGCTTAAGCATTTGACGGTGGTATGAGTTGAAGTGGATTCTCAAGACTAGCCAAACAGGCGTTTTTTGAAGGCGTCGTGAAACCTGAAGTTTACGTTATTGTCGATGACTTCATAGGGCAAGGTGGGACGATTGCCAATCTCCGGGGGCATATCCACCAGCAAGCAGGAATCGTTTTATGTGCGACGACACTCACTGGGCTGCTGCCGGTTTCGAAGACACTTTGTTAAAGTGGTCGATGAAACAGGAGGTAGAAAATGGCGACAAGAAGACAATTCAGTCGGGAGTTCAAGGTTGAAGCGGTAAGGCTGGTAACCGAACGC